CGAAAAAGCAACGAAAAGTTAAAAGATTACCAAACAACCTACCATAAAGCGTATGAGCAAACCCAAAAAGTTAGAGAAGTACGCGCTCAATATCGCAAAAACAATGCCGGCAAGTGGACTGCAAAGACAAGACGCTATCAGATAGCCAAGAACAATAGAACTCCAAATTGGTTAACATTGGAAGACCATTGGATGATTGAAGAAGTTTATGACTTGGCTGCTTTACGAACCAAGCTTTTTGGCTTTAAGTGGCATGTAGATCATGTGATTCCTTTGCAGGGTGAGCTTGCATCTGGACTCCATGTGCTTCATAATTTGCAGGTAATACCAGCGACGGTTAATTTGAGCAAGTCCAACCAATTTACAGTATCTTAAGGAGCTAAATATGGCATATACACGATCAGCAGACGGCATTGCTAAAAAGGGCAAAACCGAAGGCAAGAACCTTGGCGATAGCGGCCCAACCCAGAAAGAAATGATGGGTGGTAAAGGCGCTGGCAAAGGCAAAACCAACGCCGACATGAGATCTATGGGTCGCAACATGGCAAAAATTGCCGCACAGAAACGAGGCTAATCATGGCTACATACAGCAAGAAAATGATGGGCAAAGAAGTTGGCGATGCCAAAGTCTATGCTAAACCTCACACAATGACTGGCAAAGCTGTCAGTGCATCTACCAATCCCGGCAGCGGCCCAAACCGCAGCAAGCTTGATACATTGGATGTCAGCATTGGTGCTGAAAGCAAGTCTGCTGGCAATGAGCCTACAAAAACTAGCGGAATCAAAGTCCGTGGTACTGGCGCAGCTACCAAAGGTTTGATGGCACGAGGCTCGATGGCATGACAACTGCCAACGACGCAGGATATGTGTATTCCATAGACAATACGGTGAACGGTCACCGGTATATTGGAAGCACTACCAATTACAAATCCAGATGGCACACCCATCGGAGTACGTTGCGTCGTGGAAAACACCATTCTTTCATCCTTCAAAAAGCGTGGGATAAGTATGGTGAAAATGCGTTTGAGTTTAAACTGTTGTTGGTTTGCCCAAAAGGGCAGCGTATTGAGTACGAAACTCGCTTGATGCCATTGCAGACGTACAACATATTACGCACTCCGCATGAAGTTTTGGTTCGCGGTGGCTGGTCACATACGCCAGAGTCCAAAGCAAAATTGTCTGCCCTCAATAAAGGCAAAGTATTAACGGACGAGCACCGAAAAAAATTATCTACGCACCGTAAAGGTCGTATTGAATCGCAAGAGTTTCGGGAAAAAGCGCGAGCACGTCAATTAGGGGTAACTTTGTCAGATGCCTCTAAACAAAAGTTAAGCGCGGCAATAATTTTGTCTAGGGCGAATGAAGTAACAGAAAAAATTGAAGCCACAAAGCTAGTTCATAGTCTTTGTATGCAGGGCGCTAAGGTTTATAAAACGTGCAAACAGCACGGCATAAGTCCTCCCACTTTTTATAAATACGTTTTGCTACTACAATTGCCTTTATTGGGCCATAAGCGTAGGGGGCAACTACCGTGAATTACACCGAACTTGTGACTGCGGTCTCTGACTATTGCGAAAATTCGTTTCCCACTGCGGATATGAACATCTTCATAGCACAAGCAGAACAAAGAATTTATAACACTGCGCAGCCAGCAAACTTGCGAAAGAACGTGACAGGCGTATTGACTACCGGCAATAAGTACCTTCAATGCCCCTCAGACTTCTTGTCTGTATATAGCCTTGCCGTATACCCGTACAACACCACAACAGCCACCGGTACGTCTGGTGCTAAGACGATTGTGGTGGCAAGCACGACAGGTATTGCAGTAGGTCAGCAAGTAACCGGGACTGGGATTGGCACAAATGCGTTGGTTCGTAGTATCGCCAGTACAACCGTTACTTTGACTGTTGCTAACAGCGGCACAGTGTCTGGCTCTGTTGTCTTCCAAGGTGACTATCTGTATCTGCTGAACAAGGACGTAAACTTTATCCGTGAAGCATATCCGTTGTCTGCGTATGCGTCTGAGCCAAAACACTATGCAATCTTTGGCCCTCGTTCTGATGATGTGAATGAACTAGCGTTCATTGTTGGCCCCACACCAAACGCAGCTTACAACGCAGAACTGCATTACAACTATTACCCTGAGTCGATTGTTACCGCTGGTACAACTTGGCTTGGCGATAACTTTGATTCTGTATTGTTGTACGGTACTATTTGCGAAGCGCTTGTGTACATGAAGGGTGAGGGCGACATGATAAAGGTTGCTCAAGAGCGTTATGTTCAGGCTATTGCTCTGTATAAGAATTTGTCAGATGGCAAACAGAGAGCAGACGCATACCGTGATGGTCAGGTTAGGGTGGCTGTTTCATGAGCAGTATTCTTCAAACCCAGACCACCAGCTTCAAAACGCAGCTGTATACGGGCGTTCACAACCTGCTCACGGACACGCTAAAGATCGCGCTGTACACGGCTAACGCTGATTTAAACGAGGCAACCACTGTTTACACGACAACCGCAGAGGTGACGGGTACAGGTTATGTGGCTGGTGGTGTGACCTTGACGGGCGTAACCATCAACTCTTCTGGGTTTACAGCGTATGTAGACTTTGCGGATGTGGTGTTTAACGCTTCTGTGACCGCTCGTTGCGCTTTGATTTACAACGTGACTCAAGGCAACAAATCAATTGCTGTGTTGGACTTTGGGTCTGACAAGACATCGACTAACTTCACCATCACAATGCCTGCTAATACCGCGACAGCAGCATTGATTCGTTCTTCTAATTAAGGAGTCAGTATGACCACGGAAAAACTAAAAGCTACCGACCACGTTTCTAGTGGTTTTATTGCCGGTACACAGTCAGGCGAAGAAGCCAAGGCTACAGGCGTTTATCACGTTGAGTGCCATGACAAAGACGGCAATCTGAAGTGGTCTGCTGACACAAAGAACTTGGTTGTTAACGCTGGTCTGGCTTACATGGCTGGTACAGCTTTGACTTCTGTTGCCCAGATTACCACTTGGTACATTGGTCTGTATGGCGCTGGTGCTTCTAATACACCTGCTGCTGGCGACACTATGTCTTCACACGCTGGCTGGACTGAAGTTACTGCATACAGCAACTCTACCCGTGTGGCGGCTACTTTTGTTACAGCTACGACTGCTAACCCATCTGTGGTGACTAACTCAGCTTCTCCAGCAACATTCAACATCAACGGCACAACAACCGTTGGCGGTGCGTTCTTGACAAGCGGTAGTGCTAAAGGCGGTACGACTGGTACGTTGTTCTCTGCGGCTGACTTCAGTTCGCCCGGTGATCGATCAGTTGTGTCTGGCGACATTATCTCTGTAACCTACACATTCAGCCTCGCTGCTTGAGGTCTAAATGGCTGAAGGCGGCTGGGGTTCTGGCACATGGGGTCAGGCTGGCTGGGGTGATTCAGTCTATGACCGGAGTGTTGCTGAAACTGCGACAGGGACAGATGCCGACTCTTCAGTTGTTAGTGTTCTGTCTAGCGTTGCGGAGACAGCTACCGGCTCGGATGCAATTAGTTCGCTGGTTACAGTTCCCGCTTCGGTATCAGAGACAAGTACAGGATCAGACGCAATAAGTGCAGCGGCAACTTTTGGGGCTGCGGTTAGTGAAAGCGGTACAGGGTCAGATGCGATTAGTGCTATCCCAACGTATGGGGTATCTGTTTCTGAGACAGCAACAGGCTCTGACACGGACGCAGCTTTTGCCAACTTTTTAGGTCAGATTCTTGAGAGCGCAACAGCCACGGATGCCACTGCATCAGCTTTCACATTTCTGGTTTATATTGTTGAGACGGCAACTGGGGCGGATACGGTATCGGGCAGTTTGTCTATCGGTGCTTCGGTTAGCGAGACAGCGACAGGAGCAGATGCAATAGCGGCTGGGGTTACATTTAAGGGTGTAATTTCCGAGAGCGCTACTGGGTCTGATGTGGATGCGGCAGTGGCAAGCTTTAAAGCTTCTGTTGTAGAGTTGGCAACAATATCGGATTTATTACTTGGGCGACCACTGTGGGAAATTATTGATGACACACAGACCGCAAACTGGCAAAATATCAACAATGTTCAGTCGTCAGGTTGGACACAGGTTAGTGACACCCAAGATGCTGGGTGGACACAGATCGACACGAATTAGGAGCTTTTAAATGACTACAGGCGCAACGGGACAATTAGGTTTAGCTCTACCAGTACAGGGCGAACTCTCCGGCACATGGGGCGACACCGTAAACAACGGTATTACGCAATACACAAACATTGCCATTGCAGGAACTTTGACCCTGACCAATGACGGTGCGGTCACTCTGGCTAACACCACGGGCGATGCGTCAGCTTCTAACATCACATCCAGTCTGACAGGCGCGGGGACAGTCACAGCGCAGTTTGCTATTGTTAAAGTTACAGGCACACTGACAACAGCCAAGGTAGTCACAGGCCCAAGCTACAGCAAGACATACACAGTGGTGAACTCTGCCACTGGCGGCATCGTAACGTTTAAAGCATCAGGTCAGACCGGTGTTTCTATTGCTGTAGGCGAGACAGCATTTGTTTATTTCAACGGCACAGACTATGTGAAGGTTGTCGGTACAGCCACGGCTGGCGCTGCTGGTGGTTCTAACACTCAGGTTCAGTTCAACAGTTCTGGTGTGTTGGCTGGTTCTGCCAACATGACCTTCAACGGCACTACGCTGACTGTTGCCAACTTTGTCGATTCATCTTTGACTTCTGGTCGTGTGACCTACGCAACAACTGCGGGTAATCTGACCGACTCTGCAAACCTGTTGTACTCTGGTACTGACCTGACTGTTTATGGTCTGACTGTTGGTCGTGGTGCAGGTGCTGTGTCTACCAATACTGCGGTGGGTGCTAGTGCTTTGGCGGCGAATACTACGGCAACTGACAATACGGCAGTTGGATATCGCGCAATGCTTAACAGCACGGGCGACCAAAACACCGCAATTGGTATGCAGGCTTTGTTGACCAACACTACGGGCACTCAAAACACGGCACTTGGTCGCAATGCTTTGGTATTTAATACCACAGGGGGCGCAAGCGTGGCGGTTGGTCATTCTGCTCTTTTGAACAATACTACGGCAGGTGGAAATGTCGCTATGGGCTTCCAATCAGCCCAAACAAACACTACTGGTAATGGATTGGTTGCATTGGGCTACCAAGCCCTTCAAGCCAACACCACTGCCTCTAACAACACTGCTGTTGGATACCAAGCTGGGTACAGCAACACTACAGGCGCAAATGTAACTTCTCTTGGCTCTTCTGCATTAAGATTCAACACAACTGGCAATTATTTAACTGCTATCGGTTCCGCCTCTTTGTACAGCAACACAACTGGCGCTTCTAATGTTGCTGTTGGTATTGATTCGTTATTTACAAATACAACAGGTTCCTACAATACCGCCCTTGGTAGTGATGCCCTTCGTTCAAACACCACAGCCTCTTACAACACCGCTGTTGGTTATCAGGCCATTTATTCAAATCAAACTGTGGCTGGATTAACTGCGTTTGGTTATCAAGCACAATACTCAAATACAGGCGGT